CCACTGCACTAGGCCACACTTTGAACTTAGCCTTGGCGGCTGCAATAGCTTGCTGGTGAAGTTCTTTGTCCTTGAACTCTGCATCTTCCTTCACCTTTTCCAAGTCGCCCTCAAGCAGCAGTCCTGCGTTGTCGGCCACTTCCCTGGTGCCATCCATCGGCAGCGTGCCATTCTCTTCGTTCAACGGGTCGCGGCCACCAGGAGGCACTTGCATGGTGCCCTCCTTTTGTGGCAGTTCACGAGGAAGCGATGGGTCGAGAGTGAGTTCCATTGACCACTCAGAGCCCCCGTAACGGGCATCTGCCACTTCTTTCGGATGGAGCACGCCAAGTTGCAGCATGCGCCCATCCACGGCCGCCACACGCGCCCTCACGTCAGCCTTTTCGCGCTCATTCAACTCAAATAAATTATTAAAGGAAATTCTCCAAGATTCAGGAACGCGGCCGTTTGTTGGGCCACTTTTACTGAGCATAATCAGCTCCATAAGTTTTTGCAAAGGACGCTTGTAATGTGCTCCTTGGTAATCGCCTAAGTGTTTGGCAAAATCGCGCTCTTCGCTTCGTCCTGTGGAACCCAGTCCTCCAGGACTTTCGCCAAACAAAATGGTATGCGGAATCTGTGAAGCGCCGATAATGTCAACACGCAGTTTCTCTAAAACCTCTCCAATTCCGCTCAGGTTTCTGGAGAGATAAATAAGATCCTCCTTTTCTTTGTCTATTGCATATCCCCGATAGACGCTCTTGCTCATGTCATTAAGCACTAAGCGATCACGCACGTCCTTCTCTTTTCCCGCAGAAAGCATGGTGCTGAGTCCTTGCAATTTATGGACAAAAATATCAAACTCAACTAATACCGTAGCCGCAGCATTAAGCCCGGCCCAATAATGACGAAAACTATCGTATATTGGCTGAAGCGTGCTCATTCCCCATCCGTAATTTCGTTGACGGATGCGATAAGGTAGCCACTCGCCGTCGAAGCGCAAGATTCTATCTTTATGAATTTTGACCAGTTGTGGCTGTCTAATTAGGTCGCCAGAAATGATTTGATAATAAGTGGCCTTGGAGTAATCGTACAGATTTTCTTCTTCAATAACGGGGACAATTTGCCAACGGTCCAATACCTCCATTGATTCAATGGCACGGATATTGCGTCGATCTACTGGTTGATCAGCGCTTCTTCCGTCGTCAATATAGAGAAGAATGCAGGAGCCACCATAAAGTCTTGCATTTTTGCTTGCCAATAGAAAGTTTTCCAGGATGCACAAGTCTTCGATAACCTGTTCAATTCCATTGACTTGCTGCGCAGCGGCTCCCTCTCCGCCAAACAAAACCTTAAAGCCCTTTCTAGTGGATTGCTCCGCCACAATGTCAACAACCCTTTTAGGAATCCACATGCCATAGAGGTTTTCAAGCTCCTCTTGCGTCAGGAAGACAATGGGCTGAGTTGTTGTATAGGTGCTTTTGTCCCTGCCGGTGCCAAATCCAGTAAGGACATTAGCCAATCCGTCCATACGCGTGTCACCATCTCCGTTATGCCCAAGGTTGACAAAGTCTTCTGCCACTGGTCCCACCATACGTTTGTCACCATTCTAAAGGTGGCTAAGATACTGTCGTCACATCTTTTTTATGGCCCATTCCCCTATTGAGTTTGTCTTCACCGAAGAAGAGCGTCGTCTTGCTATGGAAGAAGGCATGAGGCGCCAGTCTGTTAATGAGGCACAAGGCTTAAGGGGTCGAAACAACGGCCCTAGGTTTGGCACCAAGGCTCTTCAAGTGCATTTGCTGGGTGCGGCGGGTGAAATGGCAGTGGCCTCGTACATGGGCCTAAAGGAGCATCTTTATACAGAGAAGGAAGCAAAACGAGGGTCGGATGACTTGCCAGGCGGTATTGACGTAAAAACCAGATCAAAATCGCGCTACGACCTTATAGTGCAAAAATATGAAAATCCATCCAAAAAGTTTGTTTTAGTAACGATTGAAAACCAGCAAACACTTTTACATGGCTGGTGCTACGGACATGAGGCAATGGATGAGCGGTATTGGGCGGATCCCGCAAGGGGGCGTCCTGCGTATTTCGTTCCACAATCAGAGTTGCGTTCCATGGAGAGTCTCAAGTGACCCAAAAAGATCAGAGAGTTTTTTATGTTTACGTTTTTCTTCGTAGCAAGGATTCAGCGCACGGCGCAAAAGGAACGCCTTATTATGTAGGCAAAGGACACGGGAACCGTGCATTTAGCTTTCAGCGTAAAGGAGCGCCTCGGCCACAAGATAATTCTTGTATCTCCTTTGTTCAAGAAGGACTAACAGAGCAGGAAGCTTTGTCGCTAGAACGATATTGCATTTTACTCTATGGTCGTATTGACATAGGCACCGGCATTTTGAGGAATCTGACAGATGGCGGCGATGGAGTGTGTGGCTTAGTGTTTTCAGAAGATGTCATCGAAGCTATGCGCATTAGAAATACTGGCAAGCAACTTTCAAATGAAACCAAGCGCCGAATTGGACTGGCTAATAAAGGCAAAGCGATCCCAGTGGAGACGCGTCAAAAAATGGCGGTAGCGAAAGAGTGCAACACTTACGAAATTACCGATCCCAACGGAAGCATTCATGAATGCTCAAATTTAAGCAAATTTGCTAAGGTGCATGGACTACAAGTGGCCAATTTGTCTAGTGTCGCTAGGGGGGAGAGGAAGCATCATAAAGGCTGGACCGTGCGCATAGTTCAGTCGGCTTCAATGTATGGCAAGCGGCACAATTTGTCCTCCATTGCAAAAATACGCAAGCAAAAAGAGTTGTATAAATATGAAATGATTAGTCCGTCTGGGGAGGTTTATGTTACGCACAATTTAAAGCAGTTTGCTGCGGAACATGGATTGGGGCAGGCAATGCTTTCTTGCGTTGTTAATGGTAAAAGAAATCATCACAAAGGATGGACTGGACGCATTGTTGAAAAAATAAAATGACAGCACTTCGTTGTAGCGATTTCGCAGAGCATGTATTGGGTCTATCTCTCTGGCCTAAGCAAAAAGAAATTCTCAATGATTTATTTGAGAACAAAATTAACCATGCTGTATGGTGCCTAGGGCGACGCAGTTCCAAGAGCACGATGGCGGCTATTGCTGCTATTTACACTGCCTTTTGCCAAGAAGATTACTTCCGCAAGAAAGTGCGCAAAGGAGAAAAATATTATGTCATTACCGTTGCCAACGATTTGAAGCAAGCGAAGATTGCGCTTGACTTCATCCGTCAAATGCTAACCAATAGCCCTCTTGAGCAGGAAATTAGCAGGGAAACGGCTTTGGATATTGAGCTGACGAATGGTTGCACCTTCCAGGCCATTCCAGCATCTGCAAGGGCCTCGCGGGGTAAGGCAGTGGCAATGGCAATCTTTGACGAATGCGCATTTGGCTTGGATGGTGATGCGAACAGGGGAACAAAGGCACTTTTTGATGCCATTTCTCCATCCATTGCACAGTTTGCCCCGCATAGCAAAATCCTTGAACTTTCTTCTCCCTGGATTGCGGATGGTTTATTTTTTGATCATTTTAAACAAGCAGAAAGTGGCGAATTCAAAGGCATGAGTTGCCGCAAAATTGCCACTTGGGACATAAACCCAGGACTGCCATGGGGGTGTGATTTTCTTGAAAATGCACGCAAGAAAGATGAAGAGGCTTTTCGTGTAGAATTTGGAGCCGAGTTTAGGAGTAACAATTCTTCTCTTGTTGCTCCCGAGGTAATTGATGCTGCAGTGAATAAAGATCGGACGACTTCTATTCCGCAGCGAGATTTAATGGGAAGCTATGTATTGGCCTTGGACCCTGCACGCGGAGGTAAAGGAAGGGACGCCTATGTTGCTTGCATTGTTCACTATGAAGGAGAAACGTTGATAGTTGATAAGTTCCATGAATTTCTTGCCGATTTTGAGATTGCTGGAAAGATGGAGGTGAACATTGCACAAGTGGAGTATTGGATTGCGGAGCAACATCGACTTTACGATTTTGAAAGCATATCGCTAGACCAGTACAACTCTGCATCTACCATTCAATCCCTTTCTAAATCTTTTCCCATTTGTGAATTAACTTGGAGTGTCTCGACTAAGATGCGCGCATTCGGTAAATTGAAAGAATTGCTAAACTCCGGGCTCATTGAACTGCCCTATCACAAGGAAGCAATTAAGCAGTTGAAAAATCTTGGCGTAGTGTATAGGCAAAGTGGACAGTGGAGCGTAACTGGTGGCAAGGAGAGTTCAATTGATGACTATTGCTTTGCCCTTGCCGCTGCAATTCTTCAAGCCACAAAAGAGGACTCTATCGACTGGCTTAATAGCCTGATTCGCTGATTGCGCTTACAATATTCAAGATCAATGCAATTTCAATGGCAATGAAAAATGGCTAAGTTTGAAATTTCCTTTGAGGAGGCATCTTATCTAGTGGCTCTTTTTGAAGCTGATAGACAAACGGCATTGAAG